GTGCCCGGGAAGGTCGTCGCGCTCGCCGCTCTCGACTCGCAGGGAGCGGACTGAGCGTCGGAGCTGAAGTGGTCGGAAAGGGAACGGCGGCGCGTGGTCGGGTGACCTCCGTAATCGGGCCGGTCCAACCTCCCATCGCGTCGGACTGCGGACCGACGCCATCTTCCCTGCGGTCGGCCCATCCCGTGGCCGCCGTTCTCTTTCCGAGGCGCATTCGCACCGTCGCGACCGACACCCCGTTCACGAGGAGTCGATCATGAGCCCGACGCTGAAACCGAGCCGGAGCTACTCGCTGCCGTTCGCCTTCGCGGAGACCAACCTCGACGAGGAGCGCGACGCCGTCGCGGTGCTCTACTCGCGCGCGGGCCGGAAGTACGTGCCGCTCACAAAGCCCGAAAAGCCCTCGTTCAAGAAGCACGGCGACCCCGGCCTCGAGCCGAACAAGAACACGATCGGCTACGCGCTCGCGGCCTACCGGCTCTTCGGCGACAGGAACGCGCTACTCCAGGCTGCCCTCGTCGCCGAGCGGCTCTTCGAGACGTGGGCATCACGCGACCGCGCGCACAGCCAGCGCTACGCCTGGCTCGGCCCGCTCGCCGCGGCGCTCAAAGAGATCGGCGACCCGCGCTGGACGAAGTGCCTCGAGATGTTCAATGACATCATTCGCTGGCTCCACGGCGACAAGTACGTGAACGGGGACTTCTCCGGCCTCACGCTCCGTCCTGAGCGCGTCATCCACGAGGCCGCGCTCGCCGGCCGCTTCGCCGTCGACCTTTCGAACGCCGGGATCCCGGGTGTCGACGCGACGGGCGGGAAGGCCGTCTTCGAGAAGGCCGCGGTCTCGAGCGTGAAGTGGGCGCTTCGGATCGTCGGCGGCGCGAACAACTGGGGCTGGCTCCGGATGCCGGGCCTCTGGAAGCCGGGCTTCCTCGAGTTCCCGTACCTCGACTGCGCGGTCGACGCGAACCGAAAGCCCGTCAACGCGAAGCGCATGGCGACGGAGACGACGACGTTCCATGGGCTCCACGTCTTCCCGTACTCCTGCCTCATGGGCGAGTGGGCAGGCCTCGAGGAGTCGCCCGTCGACGTTCGCTGGTTCGAGATGGCCAGCCACTCGCTCCGCGGCTGGTTCGATCCGGCGTCGGGCAGGAACGTGAAGAGCCTCGGCTACGACGCGAAGGACTCGGCCGAGAAGCAGATGGGCTACTACGCGCCGGGCTTCACGACGATCCCCGCGCGGAGGCAGTCGGCCGCGTGGAAGGCCGAGTACATGGAGCAGGGCTACCCCGATCCGTCGCCGGCGTTCATCGCCGTCTACCGCGGCGGCGAGATCACGCGCGACGAGGCCCAGAAGATCCTCGTCCGCTGGGTAAAGAAGACGCGCGGCATCGCGCCCGGCGAAGTGCCGATCGGAATGATGGCGGCGGCGGTCGAGTTCGGGTTCGCGGCGTAGCGGCCATCGACCGAAGTGGAGGCGGAATCCATGGAGCAGCTCATCAAGCTCCTCCCGTCGGGGGGCGCAGCGGTCTGCGTGATCGTCGTCGTTGTCATCTTCCTGAAGAAGTTCGAGACGACGATCGCCAGGCTCTGCGACAGCCAGGAGAAGGCGCGCGACAGCTACTTCCTTTCGTTGCGCGAGTTGATGGTCTCGCACGAGCGGATCCAAATTCAGTTCGCCGAGCGATTCAAAGGGTTCGAGGAAGCCCTCGAGCACTTCACCGAGGCGGTGGAGGAGCTGAAGAGGCGGTGAGCGAAACCGCGGCTGAATAAGGAAGGAGACCCCATGCCGGGGAAGCTGCAGGTCGATTGGAAGTCGGTCGAGAAGGACCTGGTGGGCATCGTCGGTTCGGAGCTGGCGTCGGTCCTCGAGGGCGGCGCCGCGGACATGCAGAAGTACGCGGTCGAGATCGCTGGCTCACTCGCGGTTCGCATGGCGGCGGGCGATGCGAACGTAACGAAGGAGCTCATCGGGCAGCTGAAGCTCGTCGCCGAGGCGAATCGAATCCGCGCGAACGAGGCGGGCTGGAACGCGTTCGAGCGCATCCTCAACGTCGCATTGCGAACGGCGAAGAGCCTCCTCGCGGCGGCGCTGGGAGGGCTGCCGGGGGCGGCGGTCGAGGCCGACGGAGGGAAGTAGTCGAGGCGGGACGGGACGGGGAACGAACGGACGGACAGGGCGAACGGAGGGAACCATGACGAAGGCGATGGCGTGGCTGTGCGCGATGCTCGTGCTCGTGGCCGCGACGGCGATGGGCTGCTCGTCGAGGGGCACGGTTCGGGCGGACGCGATCGACGACTCGGTGTCGGTCGTCTGCGAGAGGCACGACCGATACGTGAGAGCGGACGCGACTCTCTCGGCGGAGGATCGCGCGGACTTCCTCCGCACGACCGAGCTCCTGCGGAAGGTCATTGACGCCGCGCTCGGGCGCGACGCGGCGCCGGCGCCGACGCCGGCGTCGACTGGGTCGGGCGCGCCGCCCGGGCCGACGCCTGAGTAGAGGAGCCGCACCCATCCCCGACGTCGAGCGTTCGCGCTCGGCCTGCCATCGTGGCGGGCCGCGCGCGGGTCCTTCCTGGCGCGCGTTTCGTCCCTTGTCCCTGGGGAACACTCGCCACCGTGGGCACAGTTTGTTTTTGAGATCCGACCGGCTCCGCGGGACGTGTGCGGACGTCCCGGCCTGCCGTTCTGGCAGGTGGCACGGGCGCCATCCTCCGTCCGCGCACGCTCCGCGGGGCGCGACAACGAATGGCGGGTAAGGCCGGGCCCAAGAGGACGCCGCGGGCGCGGCTGACGTCGCTGTCGGTCCCGGACGCTGACCAGGCGCTCTCGCGTTCGGTCGCCTGGCTCGCCGAGCGCCAGCGCGCGCCGAAGACGCCGCCCGCGCAGCTCAGCGCCTACGAGGCGCTGAAGAAGCGATCGGCGGCGCGGAACCGATCGCTCGCCGAAGCCGGGCGCGACATCGGCGCGATGCCGGCCGTCGTCAACGGGGTGCGGAGGGAGAAGGCCTCGGGCTCCTTCCAGGCCTTCTGCGAGAGCTACTTCCCGCGCACGTTCCACCTCGCCTGGTCACCGGACCACCTGAAGGCGATCGAGAAGGTCGAGCGCTCGGTGCTCCACGGCGGGCTCTTCGCGTACGCCATGCCGCGAGGTTCCGGGAAGACGTCGATCGCCGAGTTCGCCTGCCTCTGGGCGGTCCTCTGCGGCCACAAGAACTTCGTCTGTCTGATCGGCGCGTCCGAGGCGCACGCGATGGAGATGCTCGAGAGCCTGAAGACCGAGCTCGACAGCAACGACCTCCTCCTCGAGGACTTCCCCGAGGCGAGCTATCCGATCCGCTGCCTCGAGGGGATCGCCAACCGCTGCGCCGGCCAGCTCTACCAGGGCGAGCGCACGCACATCGCGTGGACGGCGGTCGAGATCGTGTTGCCGACGATCCCGAGCTCGCGCGCCTCCGGCGCGATCATCAAGGTCGCGGGCCTCACCGGCCGGATCCGCGGCATGAAGTTCAAGCGCGTCGACGGGCAGACCGTGCGGCCCGGGCTCGTCGTCCTCGACGATCCGCAGACCGACGAGTCCGCGCGCTCGCTCTCGCAGTGCGCGACGCGCGAGCGGATCCTCGCCGGCGCCGTGCTCGGCCTCGCCGGCCCCGGGAAGAAGATCTCCGGGATCATGCCGTGCACGGTGATCCGCGCCGGCGACATGGCAGACGCGATCCTCGATCGCGAGAAGCACCCCGAGTGGAACGGGGAGCGGACGAAGATGGTGTACCGCTTCCCGACGAACGAGGCGCTGTGGACGAAGTACGCGGAGGCGCGCGCGGAGTCACTCCGCCGCTATGGCGATCTCCGCGCGGCGAGGGCGTTCTACGTCGAGAACAGGGCGGCGCTCGAGGAGGGCGCCGAGGTCGCGTGGCCCGAGCGTAAGAACCACGACGAGGAGAGCGCGCTCCAGCACGCGATGAACCTGAAGCTCCAGGACGAGGCGGCGTTCTTCGCGGAGTACCAGAACGAGCCGCTCCCGGAGGCGGGCCTCGAGGACGAAGGCCACCTCACCGCCGATCAGATTGCGAGCAAGCTCAACAGCCACGCGCGGGGCTCCGTGCCGATCGGCGTCTCGCAGCTAACGATGTTCGTCGACGTCCAGGGGAAGCTCCTCTACTGGATCGTCTGCGGGTGGCAGGACGACTTCACGGGCTACGTCCTCGACTACGGCACGCATCCTGACCAGCACCGGAACTACTTCACGCTGCGCGACGCGCAGAGGACGCTCGCGCTCGCCGCGAAAGGAGCGGGGCTCGAGGGCTCGATCCACGAGGGCCTCAAGGTCTTAACGGAAGAGCAACTCGCTCGCGAGTGGAAGCGAGACGACGGGGCCTTTCTCCGCATCGGTCTCTGTCTCATCGACGCGAACTGGGGCCAATCGACCGACGTCGTCTATCAGTTCTGCCGAGGGAGCCAGCACGCGGCGCAACTGCGACCGTGCCACGGCCGATTCGTCGGTGCGTCGTCGCGGCCGTTCCACGAGTACGCGAAGAAGCCCGGCGATCGCGTGGGCCTCAACTGGCGCGAGCCGAACGTCCGCCGCCAGCGCGTCATCCGCCACGTGCTCTTCGACACGAATTACTGGAAGAGCTTCGTCCACGCGCGGCTCGCGGTCGCGATGGGGGATCCCGGGTGCCTCTCGCTCTTCGGTCGCGACGCGGCCGCGCATCGGCTCATCGCAGAGCACATGACGTCCGAGTACCGCGTGAGGACGGAGGGGCGCGGCCGCGTCGTCGACGAGTGGAAGCTCCGTCCCAACGCGGCCGACAATCACTGGCTCGACGGCGTCGCGGGCTGCGCGGTCGCGGGCTCGATGCTCGGTTCCGTCCTTCCCGGCACCGACGCGCGGCGCGCGTCGAAGAAGCGTCGCGTGAGTTTCGCCGAAATGCAGAGGCTCCAGAGGGCGAGGAACTCGTGACCGAGAAGAACGCGCGCAGGGAACACGACGACGCCGGCGCGGCGGATCCGCAAGGTCTCGAGTGTCCGAGCTGCGGGTGCCGTCACCTCCCTGTGATCTACACGCGCCGGACGTCGAAGCGCCGCATCATGCGTCGCCGCGAGTGCCGCTACTGCGGGAAGCGGATCACGACCTACGAGAGGTCGATTGGCTGATTTCCGCTGAAATTCGCAGTTTCATGTCTACCGGTGTAACGATTTGATCGAGCGGACGGATTTTCTCCGGAAAGTTCGTCGCGGCGCCTGTCGCGGCGCTAATACGCGAGCGAGGGCACGCTGGACGTCGCATGGCGCGCCCTGTGTGGCCGCAACCCACACAGGGCGCCTCCACTCCGGACTCAGACCGGCGTGTCTTCGAACTCGAGGACCGCCGATGACCTCCGACCCCGACGAGCTCGAGGACAAGATCCGCGAGAACGCGCAGGCGCCGGCGAAGGCGTCGGGCGACCAGGGGAGCGTCGAGCAGCATCCGCTCCCCGATCAGATCGCGGCCGACCGCTACCTCGCCTCGAAGCAGGCGTCGAGGAGGAAGGGCTTCGGGTTCAAGCGCCTGAAGCTCGTTCCGCCGGGAGCCGACTGACGTGTTCGCTCGGCTGAAGAATGCGCTCTTCGGGCGCAGCTCGAGGGCAATCGCTGTCAGCCCGCGTCGCGGCCGCTTCGTGCGCGCGCGCTACGACGCCGCGTCGACGAACGACGACAACCGCCGTCACTGGGCGAACGCGGACGGGCTCTCGGCCAATGCCGCGAACTCCGCTGCGGTTCGGCGAACGCTCCGAAACCGTGCGCGCTACGAGATCGCGAACAACTCGTACGCGCGCGGCATCGTGCTCACGCTCGCGAACGACTGCGTCGGCACGGGCCCGCGGCTCCAGTTGCTCACCGCGGACGCCGAGGCGAACCGCCGCGTCGAGTCGGCCTACGCGGAGTGGGCGGACGACACAGGGTCCGCCGAGAAGTTGCGCACGCTTCGCATGGCGAAGGCCGAGGACGGCGAGGGCTTTGCCGTCCTCACCAACAATCCGGGCCTGCGCTCGCCGGTGAAGCTCGATCTCAAGCTCGTCGAAGCCGATCAGGTCGCGTCGCCGTTCCTGTCCGCGATCCTCTTCGACGAAGTCGACGGGATCCGATTCGACCAGCACGGGAACCCCGTCGAGTACCACGTGCTCCGCGATCACCCAGGCTCGACGCGTTTCACGACGGGGCTCGAGGTCGATCGGCTGAAGGCCGAGTCGGTCATCCACTACTTCCGCGCGGACCGGCCGGGCCAGGCGCGCGGCATCCCCGAGATCACCTCGGCTCTGCCTCTCTTCGCGAATCTCCGCCGCTACACGCTCGCCGTCATCGCCGCGGCCGAAACGGCCGCCGACATGGCGCTCACCATCCAGTCCGACGGGCCGCCCAATAGCGAAGACTCCGAGGCGGATCCGTTCGAAGCGATCGAGCTCGAAAAGCGCATGGCGACCGTCCTGCCCGAGGGCTGGAAGCTCGGGCAGGCGAAGGCCGAGCAGCCGACGACGACTCACGAGATGTTCGTGCGCGCGACCCTCAACGAGCTCGCGCGATGTCTCAACATGCCGTTCAACATCGCCGCCGGAAATTCGAGCGGCTACAACTACTCGTCGGGGCGCCTCGACCACCAGATGTACTTCAAGTCCATCAGGGTCGAGCGGTCGCAGATGGAGCGCGTGATCCTCGATCGCCTCCTCTACGCGTGGCTCGGCGAGGCCACGCTCATCGAAGGGCTCCTCCCTCAATCGCTGCGGCGCAGGGATCTCCGCGTCGCGCATCAGTGGGTCTGGGACGGGCAGGAGCACGTCGACCCGCAAAAGGAAGCGAGCGCGCAGGAGATCCGCCTCCGCAATCACACGACGACGCATGCCGCGGAGTACGCCAAGGAGGGCCGGGACTGGGAGGCGGAGTTCCGTCAGATCGCGAAGGAGCTCGCGCTGAAGAAGGAGCTCGGGATCCCACTCGCCGCGGCGCTGCCGCCGGCCGCCCCCAAGCCCGATCCCGAACTGGAGGAGGCCGCGGCATGAAGCGCAAGCATCCCGAGATCCTCGCGTTCCTGGTCAAGCCCGAGTTCGTCTTCGCCGCCGCCGGCGACGAGAAGAAGCTGCCGACGTTCAAGATGACGGCCTACGACGGGAAGCCCATGCGCGTGGCCTTCTGGATGGACCAGGTCGTCATCGACCTCGAGGGCCTCAAGTTCGCGCAGCAGATTCCCGCTCGCCGCAACCACGACTACTCGCAGCTCGTCGGCCACACAGAGTCGGTCGAGGTGAAGGGCAGCAAGGTCGTCGCCGCGGGCGTGATCTCGTTCGAGAACGATCACGCGGCCGAGGTCGTCTCGTCGGCGAGGAACGGATTTCCTTGGCAGGCGTCCGTCGGCGTGACGGCGGTCGAGGTCGAGTACTTCGCCGAGGGGACTTCGACGACCGTCAACGGAATGAAAGTCAGCGGCCCGATCGACGTCATCCGAAAGGGCGTGCTGGAGGAACTCAGCTTCGTGGACCTGGGCGCGTCGCGCGGGACCAAGGTCACCGTCGCCGCGTCCGCAAGAGGAAATGAAATGGACCGACTCAGGGAACTGGAGGCGAAGCTCGCCAGCGGTCAGACGCTGACGCCCGCCGAGAACGCCGAGCTCTCGTCCTTGCGGGCGGCCCATGCGCCGGCCGCCGCTCCGGCCGCGACCGCCGTCGCCGACCCGCCGCCGGTCCGCGCGGCCGTGCCAGTGCTCGCGCCCACCGTGGCTTCGGCCGCCGAGGCCGTGGCGGAGATGCGCGCTCAGACCGGCGCGGAGGCTCAGCGAATCGCGGACGTCGCCGCGGCTGCGGGCGACAACATGATCCTCGCAGCCCGCGCGATCCGCGAGGGCTGGACGAAGGACCGGACCGAGCTCGAGGCGCTCCGCGCCGCGCGGCCGGCGGCGCCGGCGATCCACGCGAGCCGGGGCGGCGACCTCACGAACGACGTCCTCGAGGCGGCGCTCTGCCAGGCCACGCGCCTCGGCAACGCCGAGAAGCTCTACAAGCCCGAGACGCTCGAGGCGGCCCACAAGCGCTTCCGCGGGCGCGTGGGACTTCAGGAGCTCCTCCTCGAGGCGGCGCACGCAAACGGCTACCAGGGGCGGTCGGTTCGCGCCGACCTGGGCGGCGCGCTCCAGGCCGCGTTCCCGCGCGTCCAGGCCGCCGGCTTCTCGACGCTCTCGCTCCCGGGCATCCTGAGCAACGTCCAGAACAAGCACCTCCTCGAGTCGTTCATGGCGGTCGAGCAGGTGTGGCGGCAGATCGCCGCGC